TCATTCTTTCCCGACTCCGAATGAGGCATCGTTAGGATTGAGCCAGCGCAGAATGACGGGTGCTACTGCTGCCGCGCCTGCCATCGCTAAGGTCTTAGGATCTGTTACGCCTGCCATGTATAGCGCGAGGGCAGCGGCCAAGAATGATCGAGCCCATGATGCTGCTAGTGATTTTGCTTGCTCCATTAGTTTCCACCTATCATCGGTATAGTAAAGAATTGAGAGTCTTCGTCGCCCTTGATAGTGAAGCTGATATGCGCGTGATGATTATGCTTATTGATCCCATCATAAGGACGCCAAGCCCAAGCCTTCTTAGATGAGGCGATGCGGCCGTCGAAGATGATGTAACTAATTCTCTTATCGCCAGACTTTGCAGCGAGTCGAATCTGATCGACCAAGTCAGGCATGACATCGGGCTTCCGGCCTTTCCCGTTAAGGTCGCGGTCAACATCGATGGCACGAACCCATCCTTGTGCATCTGGATTATGATCAGACTTGCGAGCAGAGTGTCTTGTGTCACCGATCCAGCCGTCGCTAGTTCTATCTCTATCTGGGAATGCATCATCAATCTGCTCCCTAAGCTGGATCGCTGACTTGCTCAGACGCGGCTTCACTAGTTGCATCCTCCAATCCTATAAAGGCATTAGTTATAGAATCATATCTATAACCAATAGACGGATAATTTTTTTCATTTGACATGTCCACGCGCTTACATGGCAAGCCGAATGAATTAGCGTAGTGCGCTTCCCAATCTGAAATGCCGTCAATTACCTCACCGACTGCGCGGCCTTCAATTACCTGCACGACGATGTTATCTGTATCTATAAAGGCGTATAGTTGCATTAGATTGTCACCGTATCTGATCCTGCTGTGAAGGTGTAGATCTTACGGCCTCCTGAAGTAACTGGCCCTGTGTAAGTTAAACCACCACCGATGGAAGTAAGATCAGCGCGAGCTGAATCATAAGAAAGAATAACTACGCCACTTCCACCAGCTTTGCCCGCTTGTGCGCCCATTGCGTTAAAACCGCCTTGGCCGCCATTGCCGGAATTAGCCGTAGAATTAGCTGGACTACCATTGTTACCAGTTGCACCTGCGGCATAAGTTACTGCGCTACCAGAAATTGAGTTAGATGTACCTGATCCAGGTGTATTACCAGATGCAGCCCCCGCCGATCCACCGCCTGCTCCTGCAAGATTAGCTACTCCAGAACCACCTGCAAAGCCTTCTACAGGTGAATATGAACCCGCATTGCCTGTTCCGCCAGCTTGTCCAGTAGTAGTTGTCGCTCCTCCACCACCGCCAGAGCCACCATTTTTTCCAACAGCAGAGCCAGTGCCTCCACCACCACCACCAGATGCAGAGGTAGTTGATAGATTTGATGGACTTCCTGTGTTGCCCGTAGTGGTTCCAACTACTGTGCCGCCTGCTCCAACTGTTACATTAAAAGATGAGGCTAGTGTCTGCCCTGTTAAATATCTGTAACCACCTGCACCGCCGCCAGCGCCGCGAAGAGAAGGGCCCGTGCTTCCGCCGCCTCCCGCGCCGCCACCTGCGACCACTAAAAAGTCATAAGTAGGTGTAGGTGGCGTAGGAGGACTTAAAAAACCAGCGACATTATTAAGCATTATCCAATAGCCCCTACGACATACCATGCATCTGTGCCTGTTTTAATACATGCAGCAGACTTATATTGTGCAAGGGTAGGAGATGCTGCTGTTGCTCCAGCAGATAAGACTGTAGTAGTGCCAGGTGTTACAGCTGAGATTGTGCATGTGCCTGCGCCGATGTTAAGTACGGTAATGACTGTACCTACTGGATGAGCTACTGAGGCATTTGTAGGGATCTTGATCGCATTGGCTGAGGCGTTAGATTGAGTAATAAGTACCTGATAGGAGTCATTAAGGACTGTCGTATAGGTAGTGCCTGTCTGGGCATTAAGGGTAAAGGCGACTAGGCCGTTATAGTCTGCCGCCGTAAAGATATCGCCTGTTGCCGCTGGAAAGCCTACTGCCATGATTTTCTCCTAGTATCCCATAATGGATTGTCCGATTATACCGTAAGTTGATGATCCGATGATGAATCCCTCAACTATAGGCTCAAGTGTTGTCACTGTGCATTTCATACTGTTAGGGGTTATATCCCACGCCAAGCCCTGCACCTGCAAGGTCTTAACAATTGTCGAGCCATCTGGCTGGACGTTGGTTATCTTCACATTGTCAAAATAATCAAGGCCGATCATCGTGTCGGTCGGTACATCTGTATCGAGTAGATCGACTGTCATGGCATCGATGCGGATAGTTGTCTCAGCTCTAGTTGCCACATATATCTTGGCGATGTCTAAGACTTGAGCATCTGTCTGAGGGATCATGTCTGTAATAGTTGTGCCATGAGGAAAGTATTTAGCCGATGATGTTGCATCTGTTGCAGTCTGCGCTGTGCCGCCAATGCGTGTCATGCTGGCTTGATTGACGATGAGCTTGTCATCAAAGGCGTACTTAAGATCAGAGTAGGGAATGCCTGTTGTCTGGTCGAACTCTATAGGTGCAGCCGCTAAAGATCCCACGACATCGGTTCGATCCTTAAACTCGGCTGTACCATCTGTGCGGATAAAGAATGCGCCCTGCTCTGCGAACTCGGCCGCCTTTAAGGCTGCAAGGGATGTGCGAGCCGTTGCCGGATCTGCTTGGACTGTTGTCGATCCTGTGTCGGTGATACGCATCGATGTAGGGAATGAAACTTGATCAAGGATCTTAGTGATACGCGTGCCAGTAGTCTGGCCAGCAGTTGCATCTGTAACTGTTGAGACGTTAGCCATCTGGAATAGTCTGAATGCATCGGAGCAGACTAGATCGACGTATCCAATCTCCTGCCCTGTTGGATAGTAATACTTATACGAATCGACATAACCTGAGAATAAGAAGTGCTGAGTAGTTGCAGTAGTAGCAGCTACACGAACCTTGCGAAGTGGAGTCAGGTAACCGAAGTAGGGACTAGATGTATTTTGAGGGTTAAAATATGAGTCAGGATCTAAGACTCGAATTGTGCAATTGCCAGCCTCGTACGTATCTCTCATGATGTTACGACCACGACTGATCTTGATCGAGCGCGTAACACTACTAAGGTCGACTACTGGATCGGGAACTTCTGTCGCTGCGAATTGAGACACGCCGATGACGCCGTTAATAGGGTCGCCAATAGTAAAAGGATATCCGAATGTAGCACCTTGGCTAAAGTCGAATGATACCGAGATAGTGGCAGGGAGTGTCATTCTGTCGCTACTGCGCCCTTGAATCCTGATCGATTAACGCCCACGAAGGATCCTGATAAAGATTGACTGGTCTGCTGTTCAGTTACTATCGCCGCTACTTCCTTGTCACCTACGACTACCTTGACATTGACTACTGGAGCAGGTGGATCGTTAGGTTGCATTCCTGGGAAATTTTTCTTAAAACTAGGATTTGCAGGGATAAAGTCAGTAGGATCATTTACGTTCATGTCAGGTGAGAATCTTCCCGCTACTGGAATCTTCCAATCCTCATAAGGGTTAGGTGCTTTAGGAGTAGCCAGTAGTGAAAGGCGCAACTCATTCTGGCGCTTGATTGCATCCTCAAGCTTGTCAGATAACTGTGTGGCTAGGGTTGCATTGCCTTCGAGGATAGCCTTCTGCAATAGCAAGGAGATGCGATCGGTCTCGCTGATCTTTCCCTTGAGGGCTGCTTCAATACCAATAGCCTCAAGGTTAAGAGTCTTAGAAGCCTTCTGTAAGGCTAGGGACTTTTTCTGTGTATCGAGAGTCTTCTTCTGGAGTGCTGCTAATTCTTTAGCACGCTTGGCTGCCTCGGCTTCAATCCTACGTCTCGTGCGCTCTTCTTCAATGTTAAAACCAACACCGCCAGAACCGCCTGCAAACATTCGGCCTGCGCCTTTGCTAGTTTCTTTGTTAAAAGAATCGATGAACTTTTTCAATCGGCCAAGATCACTATTTTCAACTAGCTTAGGGAAGATGTTCTTGAGATAGAAATCCATCCCGGGCAATTCTTTAAAGTATGCAATCATTTCCGCTAAGCCTGTAATAACAGAACTGATCTCAGTTGCCAGCATCTCCATTGAGTCTGCTAATGGCTGAACTGTGTTGCCGTCGCCTGCGAGAATGCTCAAAGAATCTACTAGACCCTTGCCGATGATCTCTGTTGCTTCACCTGCTGCTGTAGATAAGATCCCCATCTTGCCAGCGT